CAGGCGGCGCTAATGCCGACTTCACTGCAATGCCCGAGGTCGGAGGTTCACCCATTGTAGAGTCTGGCTCCAACGCGAATGGTAGCTGGACGAAGTGGGCGGATGGGACGATGATTTGTTTCAAGCGTTTAGTAACAACAGTTGATCCCAGCCCTTTTGCTATTACATTCCCTCAGTCATTCGCTGATGCTCCTATGGGCTTTGCCCAGCGGCGCACGGCGAGTCCTTTGACTTTGATCGCAATAGCGTCCAATGAGACAACGTCAGGGATGGGTATATATTTTGACGGGAATCCTGGACCATGTAACTGGTATGCCATAGGTAGGTGGAAATGATTATAAACTTTACTCCGCAAGGTAACAGATCAGACAAACTTGAGTCTTTGGAGAAGCAAGGCAGCGCCCTGCTTATCAACGGCGTACCCTATGACTTCTCCGTCATACCAGACGGCGCTACGCTGCCTAACGCTACTGAGGCCACTGGCTGCGAACTCATCAGGGGCAAGGTGGAGCGCATCGACGGTGTGCTGCACATCACACTCTTGCTGCCCTACAGCACAATGCCGCAGCCGCAGTCCGTGCTTTTTCCAGAGCCTATTCACGTAACACAGGATGGCGAGGTGCAGCTACCATGACAATTGACTTAACCAACTTAATCACAGCCGAGGATAAGCTTGAGCAATACAAGCAAGCCAAGCTGGTAGAAATTGACCGCGCAAGAGATGAAGCACTACACGGGGGCTTTACGCTTAACGATAACGTATTCGATAGCGATGCTAAATCTATACAACGCATTTCAGCCATAGCTACCTTGGCACAGATGGACAACACTTTTACCACGCCATACATAACTAAGGACAACACGACTATACAGTTAGATGCTGAAGCCATAGCAGAGCTAGGCATGGCAGCCGCTGCACATGAAGCCGCATACGTATTCTTAGCACGTGAGTTAAAAGACCAAGTGCTGGCTGCAACAACGCTCGCTGAGGTGGACGCTGTCGTATGGCCTACATAATCGCTTTAAACAGATGGCTTATTCTAGCCGCGCTCCTATGGCTGGCTAAGGCTTTTACTTATGTCACAGCGCCAATCACAGCGCTTTTCATAGTAAGAGCCGATGAGCAGGCTATAACAGGGTTCCCGTCCATGGTTCCTGGGGCTATGCGCGAGTTCCTGATACCGGCCTTTAGGTGGCAGCAGACGCATGACGCGCCAGTAGATGAATACTTTTACGTTCACTACAAAGGCGGGCGCGATAACATGTTCATTCGCTACTGGTGCAGGGTGCTGTGGATATGGCGAAACAACTGCTACGGGCTTGCACACATTTTGGGTATAGACCAAAGTGGCGTTTATTCGCTTGGCACCATAATCACTGCTGAATGGCGTGGCGAAATCGGTTACCATTTAGAGATAGCAAAGAATTGCAAAGGTCAAGTTCTGTTTGAGTTCAAAGGTCAGACTAAAAGGCTAGAGTACAGGCTTGGATACGGAATCCACAGATACAGTCCAAAAAGCAAGGCTATATTATACGCGCGCCTTGCCACAAGGAAGTAAAACATGTCATACCATTCGCCGGATACGCAGGTAATTTTAGATGCTTTAAAAGCTGATAAAGAGGAAGTAGAGAAAAGGTTAGATCACCTTACGTCAGAGGTCAAGGCCTTGAGGTACGGCTTCCCTGACGGCGATCCGGCGGGGCATAGGCGTTATCACGAGTCCGTAATTCAGTGGCAAGAGACAAGAAATAAATTAGTTAAAGATGCGCTAACACAGGCTGCAAAGGCTGGCTTCTTAGCTGGCATTGGTTGGGTTGTGTACGCTGTCTTTATAGCTGCAAAAATGGAATTTATGAAATGAAACTAATACCTAATTGGAAACGTTGTTGGCGAATGTTTAGCCAGCAGGCGTTTATCTTGGCTGGAGCACTGCAGGGCGCTTGGCTGTTATTAGATGATGTGCAAAAGCAGGCTATACCTGACGGATGGATTAATATCATAACTCTAACTGTCGTTGTATTTGGGTTCTTAGGCAGGCTGGTTAAACAAAGGTCACTGCAATGATGGATTTTATAAGCAAACTGCTTGGCTTATTTAGTAAGAAAACTGATCCGGTAAAACGCCAGGTCAGCCAAAACGGTTTAGACCTAATCAAGCACTTCGAGGGGCTGCGCTTAGAGGCGTATAAAGATCCTGCAGGGGTTGTAACCATAGGCTACGGGCACACAAAAACCGCAGCGCTTGGACAGGTTATAACAGAAAAGGGCGCAGAGACTCTATTAAAGAGCGATGTAGAGGACCACAGCGCGCCGATCGAGCGCTTAGTAAAGGTACCGTTAACCCAATGGGAATATGACGCCTTGTGTAGCTTCGTATTCAACGTGGGCGTAACGGCCTTTAAAAACAGCACGCTTCTAAAGAAGCTCAACGCCGGAGACAAGGCAGGCGCAGCCAAAGAGTTCGATAAGTGGATCTATGCAGGGGGGCGTGTGTTAAACGGCTTAAAAACGCGCAGAGCAGCTGAAAGAAAACTATTCGAGACAGGCATATGGAAACAGTAATAGCTTGGATCATCGCAGCCGTGGCCGTGGTAGGCGCGGCTTTTGTTCGTGGGCAAATATCACAAAAACGAAAGCAAGAGCAAAAAGACATTAAAGCTAAAAGGAAAGCTGATGAAATCGCTAAAAAGGTTGTTTCGTTATCTGACGATGACGTGCGTCGTCGTGCTAGCAAGTGGGTGCGCAACAGGTAGCTTTTGCAGCGTCGCGAAGCCGATATACTTCGATAGCGTGGATCAGGTGGAAAGTACCGATGTGCAGGTGCTTAGGCAAATAGTCATACATAACGACACTTACGAGAGTGTATGCAGATAATCGACGAGCAGCTAAAGAAATACGCTACCGAAAGGCAAGCGGAGTACATAGATGCTGTAAACGAGCACGGGGGTATAAGGAGAGCAGCGCGAGCCTTGGGAGTTGGGCACAGTGCTATCATTCAGGCTATTGATAGACTAAAGCGCAGCGCGTCAAGGCGAGGATACAGTCCAGAACACGACATGGTGCATCCGGTGCCAGAGGGCTTTATAGCCAAGGGTGTATCGACGTACTACGATGAGACCGGAAAGCCAAGAGGTCAGTGGGTTAAGTCATCGATTGATCACGAGCACCAAAAAGCGATGATGCGCGCTGTCTTTGCTGGCATGGCTGATGAGCTGCCAAGGTTAGCGCCAGTGCGGCACAGCCAAAACACCTGCAGTTCAGAGCTTTTAAACTGTTACGTTATATCAGACTACCATTTCGGCATGCTGGCATGGCGCGATGAGACAGGCGCAGATTGGGATCTAGACATTGCGGAGCGCACGCTAGTTAAGTGGTTCGAGCAAGCCATAGCACAAGCGCCGGACACTGAAAAGGCGGTTTTCGCACAGCTATCAGATTTACTACATTATGACGGGTTCGCAGCCGTCACGCCAGAATCTAAGCACCTTCTAGATGCTGACGGTCGGTTCCCAAAGCTAGTAAGAACGGTTATACGCGTAATCAGGCAAGTGATAGACATGCTTCTAGTCAAGCACAAGCACCTGCATATTGTTATGTGTGACGCAAACCACGATCCGGTCAGCCAAGTATGGCTTCGGGAGTGGCTGTCCGTGATCTATGAGAACGAGCCACGGATAAGCGTAGACACAAGCCCGTCTCCTTACAATGCGTTCGAGTTTGGCAAGGTGGCTCTGTTTTTCCACCATGGGCATAAGCGGGGCATGGGTAACGTGTCAGAAGTCTTTGCAAGCCAGTTTAGGGAAATGTTCGGCAGGACAAAACACGCCTTTGCGCACGTGGGGCACAGGCACCATTTGGATATAAAAGAAAATAACCTTATGATAGTAGAGCAGCACAGAACGTTGGCCGCGCCAGACGCATACGCTGCAAGGGGCGGCTGGGCATCTGGCAGAGATGCAAAGGTTATTACATACCACAAGGAGCACGGCGAGGTGGGTAGAGTGACTATCAATTACTCGGCCGTGGCGGAATAAAAAAAAGCCCGCACAGAGGCGGGCAAATGGGGGTAAGTCTTTATTATACTTCTTTAGCCTTCTGTTTGGCTATTGCTAGTGAGCACTTACCATGCTTTTCTTTTTCAGCTTGCCAGGACGGGTCACAATCGCCACAGAACGTAAATATCGTGTGATCCCGCCCGCCTTGCCAATACTTAAACTGTTCCTTAGTCGTGCAGATTGGTATTTCCGGCATAAAGATAACCGTTGCTCGGCTGATGTAAAAGCTCCTGCGGTCGTCGTTAGTCATAGTGGCCGCCATTTGCTTTATCTTGTACGTTTTTTACAAAATCAAGCCAGTTCATGCTACCCACCAAAAATATAAGCCAACCAGGTTAATACGACCGCAGACGCCGGAATAGTGGCGGCTGCCAATAATTCGAGGATAAATTCTTTTGTGTTCATCTGGCTGTCTCCAATATAAAATACACGGTTGTGCGAAACGCTTCGTCTGGTGGCATGATACCCACTAGCGCTATATAGGAATCAAGGAAATCTATAGCTAGCTGGTAGTCGCCAGATTCTTGGAATGTTTTTACAAACGCTTCTACCAAGAAGTCTACTTGTTCCCTTGTCGCGCCCCTGTACTCCATCATGATGCAGGCTCCGAATTGGTTGTTTTTCTTTTGAGGCTCGCACACTTTTTCGGCGTGAAGCATTTTTTCAGGTGGCAGCATTTCCTTGGCTGCCAGTGTGAATGGGATTGAAAGAGCTATTGCTAAAATGATTCTTTTCATGGATAAACTCCTAAGTAGTCCCCTGCGATATACTCGCACATGTCTCTGACACACTTCATATCAAAGCAACGCTCGGCCAACTCGCGACCTCCCGTTGTGTTTATGATTGCGTCTAAAACATAATCAAGCAGTTCATCGGCTGGCTTGCCGTATGCTGCCTTGCCGCTTCTGATGGCCTCAAATATGGCATCGGTGGCCGCCATTCTATCGACTATTATTTCAGATTTGCAGCAGCTGCTTAGCAGCTCCTTTGTTTCGTAGTGCCCTATATCATCTTTTTCGGGCGTAACAACAATTGCAGTCTCACACTCTTGCTTGCAGTTATCACATATGTACATTTTCAACTCCTTGTAAAAATTAGTAGGGGATTCCGGCTTTGGCTGCTTCTCGCGTCTAGAATTGCGGCTGGCCGCT